ACCGCCTTACAAACGATTGAACGTCACCTCAACGCCGAAGAAACCGAAGCGCTCGAAGGCGTCTCAGTGCCCCGTGACCCGTCGAGGGGACCAACGATGCCCTCAGACGATCCTGAGCCGCCCACAGGCCACAAGGATGCCACAGGAGACATTGCAACATCAGGGAGACTCGAACACATCCGTCGCAGTCGGGCATCAATCACATTGGCGCTCGGAGGCGTCGACAAAGCCTTCGACCACCTCGACCGCGTCGCCCGAGCCACACTGTCAACAAACCAGCCGAAACTTGACCCCGCCGACAGCACCGCCCTATGCAGCGGCCCCAACTGCGACCTACACCGGGAACCAGGCCGCACACTCTGCCTCGGCTGCGGTGCCGCGCTCGCCCGCATGGAACGACGAGAATCGAAGCCATGCTGCGGGATCTGCGGCGAACGTGACGTAGAAAGCTACCAGACCATTGCAGGCCTCGGCTACCGTGGCATGACACACGACGGCACCAACTGGATCGCAGCCACCAGCAAAACCCCGAAATGCCGGACATGCCGCGACGACCTCCAGGTGGCAGCATGAAACGCCGATACGGTGCCATCGGTGGCGACTGGATCGTCACCGTCACAGCAACATCATTCGTTGACGTTGTCGCCAGAGACGCAGACCACGCACGCCGCATCGTCGAACGACAACTGGCGGCAGACTACGGGACCACCGCCGGCCGCGTCATCGAGATCGTGGACGTGGAAGCAGCATGACAACCACGTGACCGATGTCACCGTTAATGACCTTGCGCCACCCGCCAGGATCTGCTAGACATAGATTTATTAGGTCTGACCCGTGGGCGTTGAGCCAAAGCGCTCCGCCACGGGATCACGCCGACAAAGCCTGTTCCGCCGCCCACTCCTTACGGAACTTGCGACCAGCAGGCCCGTCATACGGCTGACCATTACCCGTGTCGTTGTACTCGCCGCAACGCTGACACTTCATCTTCTTCTTCGTCAGCAGCGCACCAACACCAACCAACGCCTTCGATCGCAACGTCCGCTTCTCAGTGAAGCCCTTCGACCCACAGTTCCAGCAGCGCGGCAGACCACCCGAATCAATCCTGATGTTCTTCATGGGAGACACAGTATCAGCCATGTCAAACGGGCCGAAGCACAACGACCCAGAGTTCAAGCGAATACGTGACGCAATGAACCGCAGATCCAACGCCAACCCTGGCACCACCTGCCGACGCTGCGGGCTGACGCTTGCCGAACGACGCAAGGTCAAACCAAAAGACATCTGGACCACAGGCCATCCCGACCTACCAGGCGATCACGGATACGCACCAGAGCACCGCAGCTGCAACAGCAGCCTCGGAGCACAACACGCCAACGCCAAGCGACTCGGCTTCGATTACGGCCTCTGAGGCCCACCCCAGCCCGCTTTTTGGGGACACAGAGCCCCATCTAACCCTGCTCCCCTCTTCTTTCTCTCCCCGAAGGCATCGGAGGGGGCCGGCGACTTCGATTGGTGGGGTAATGCCGAACAACCTTACGGCCGCGCAGACCGGCGACCGAGTCAAAGCGCTCGAGACCTTACGCGACACGCTCGCCGCCCAGATCGACACGACTGAAGCCAATGTCCACGCACAGCTCGCCGCCCAGTATCGGGCGACGCTCGCAGAGTTGGCCGAGATTGCCGGGACACTGACGAAGCCGAAGGGCAGCCTTGACGAACTCAAGCACCGTCGCGAGGGTCGGCGCACAACGTCCAACGCATCTGCTAACGCCTGACGGCGACTTCGACTTCACAGACGGCGACGTAGCTATCGAGCTTGCCGCATCGCTTGGCCTTCACTTGCTGGACTGGCAGTGTTGGCTTGTCCGCTGGATCTTAGCCGTAGACGAGAACGGTATCCCGGCGTGCAACACGGTCATCCTGGTTGTTCCGAGGCAGTGCGGAAAGGGCGCCATCCTTGAAGCGCTTGAGTTGTTCTGGCTGATCGTTGCCGGCATCCCGACCGTGATTCACACGGCGCATGAAGCGGACACCGCCGCCGGTCATATGGAGCGCATCGAGTCGCTGACCGCTGACCCCGATATTGACCTTCCGAAGCTCCACACGTACAAGGCGAACGGCAAGGAACGCACCAAGAACCTCGACGACAAACTTGTATTACAGTACCGCACCCGCACGAAGGCCACGAAGCGCGGCGCATCGCCGCAACGTGTTGTCTTGGACGAGTCGCAGGAACTGCAAGACGCCCATCTTGCGGCACTTGTTCCAGCTATGGCTGCTCAGTCAATGAGCCCGGACAAGCTCCCGCAGTTGATCTATACCGGCTCCGCGCCGCTGGCACATTCCGAGTACATGCACCGGTTGCTTGACAAGGTGATCCGCACCCGGCCGGCGAAGACGCTGCTGGCGATGTGGGCTTGCGAGCCCGACGACGACCCGGAAGACGTTGACAATTGGTACAAGTCGAATCCGTCGCTCGGCATTCTGATCTCAGAAGAATGGGTGAGGGACACAGAGTTCCTTGTTATGTCACCGTCAGACTTCGCGGCCGAACGTCTCGGCATACCGGTCAAGCCGGTTGATAAGAGCGCAGGCCACGGCCTCATTGATCTCGACGTGTGGACCGCGCTGGCTCGCGTCAACGTTGAGTATGACCATTCGACAGTGTCGCTTGCGTGCGTCGTTGCCTATGACCGTTCGTGGACTTCGATCGTTGCGGTCGGTTTGGCGCCTGATGGTTTTGAGCAGGCGAAGCTAGTCGCCACTCGGCCAGGTACTCAATGGGCCGCTGAGCGTGTCCGTGAGTTGTGCCAGGAACTCGGCGGCAAGCCGGTCGCAATGGTCAAAGATGAACCGCTTATCGACGACATGATCGCTCTGGGCGTGACGGTTGTTCCAGTGTCTGGTGCCGATCAAGCTAAGTCTTCGCAGAAGCTCATTGACGCATGTTCCGGCGAAGCTCCAACACTCCGCCACCGTGGGGAACCGGCGCTAACGAAGGCGCTTGAGCTGGCCGCCACGAAGCCTTACGGCGACGGCAACACTGACTTCAGTAGCCGGGCATCGAACGGTGACATCTCGCCACTTAAAGCACTTTCGCTCGCCTACGGCCGGCTCGGTGCTGAACAAGCTTTAGGCGATCCGCTCGCCGCCATTCTTGCCTGATTAGGAGGCCAACATGCCGAGTCTTTCGACGTTCGTGCAACTTGCTGGGGGCTGTGTCTTTGTTGGCGGCTGCTTCGTTCTGACGGTATGGCTTGGCCTTATCGTGGGCGGCGCGCTGCTCATGCTTACCGCTGAGGCAATGGAGCGCACATCGTGACGTTGGGCTCTTCGTTTCAGAAGCGGTCGATCTCGCATCAGGATGTGTTCGGTTCTGGCGGCAATTGGTCTGACGTGTCGGGCGGTTCTGCCACCGTCTCCAAGCAGCTCGCTATCACCTCGACGCTTGCGTGTGTCGACATCAAGGCGGCGTCGATCATGTCGATGCCGCTTCACGAGTACACGCCGTTAGGTGATGGCCGGACGAAGGTCACGAAGTCGGCAATCCTCGATTCGCCGTCGGAAGTGTTCAGTCCTGAGGAATGGCTTTACGCCTGCTCGGCGTCGCTGTCGTTGTGGGATGAGGCGATCGGCTTTATCACCGCGTCTGCTCGTGGCGGCTGGGCGACCAAGCTCGAATGGTTGAACCCTGACGACGTATCGAAAGAGAAGTTTCAGGGCCGGGTCAAGTACGGCTACGCCGGCAAGTTGCATGAGAAGTGGCCGCTTGGCCCGATTGTGCATATCCGTCGTCGTCCGCTGCCTGGTTCTCTTGGTGGTGGTGCGTCGATCGGTAAGGCGCTGGATCAGTTGGTCACGTTGGGCACGGAGGGCGCTAAGGCGCAGGTTGCTTCATATCTGGCTGGTGGCCTACCGCTCGCCCACCTTGAGTGGGAGGGGCAGCTTGACAGTGAGCAGGCCAAAGCGACAGCGGACCGTTACGAAACGTCTCGTCGTACAAATCCGGGCCGACCATTCACGACCGGCAAGGGTTGGAAGTTGACACCCATTTCCCGCGGTGACGCCACTTCCGACATGGTTGCGATGCGTGAGCGGATCGCAACAGAGATCGCGGTGGCGCACGGTGTGCCGCCCGAGCTTGTTGGTGGTTCTACCGGCAGTTCGATGACGTACAGCACGCTTGAGGGCGTGACGCGTTCGCTTGAGGTGCGTGCGTTGTATCCGGTTTATGTCGCGATGGAGCGGACGTTCTCACGGAACCTGCTGCCCGGTGATCGTTTCTGCAAGTTCAACGCCGACGCAACTGTCCGTACATCACTTGCCGACCGTTACAAGGCGCACGACACAGCTATCCGCGCCGGTATGGCGTCGCCTGATGAGCGTCGAGCGCTTGAGGACGAGGCACCAATCCCGAATGGCGCAGGCGACGTGTACTTGTGGCCGCCATACGCAACGACACCGACCCCTTCGGAGGTTCAGCAATGATCGACACACTCACGACCCGCCGCGGAATCGTTGAAGCTGGCACGCCGGCGCCCGGCTACGCCTATCGCGCTGAGGGCGTCAAAGTCCAGATGAGGGCCGCAGGTGACGGTGAGTCCACTATCACGGCGTACGCGGCCGTGTGGAACCGTTACAGCCAGAACCTCGGCGGCTTCGTTGAGCAGCTCGACCCCGACGCTTTCACCGAGTCGTTGCAGGACGACGACCAGATCGCAAGCTACAACCACGATTACGGCGCACTGCTCGGTCGTCGTTCGGCTGGCACGCTGATCGTTGAGGCCGACGAGTTCGGGCTACGCTACGACATCCCGTTTGATGGCGCCGACCCTGACCATGTTCGGGTGAAGCGCAAGATTGAGCGCGGCGATCTTCGCGGCTCTTCGTTCACGATGCGGACATCGCCTGACGGTGAGGATCTCACATACACCGACGAGGGCACTCTTCTCGTCACGGTGAAACGGGCCAGCATTATTGAGGTGGCTCCGGTGGTCTGGCCGGCGTACCTGTCGACCGAGGGCGAGGGCGCTGCTGTTGCTCTCCGGTCGTTGATGGATCGGCACCCTGATGCCGTCGCCGAAGTTCTCGAGCGCATGACTGACCCGGTCGTCCGCGCCGCCCTATTCGCCACTGCTGCCGACGCACCAATCGCCGAACGCAGTGTCTCGCTGAGCTGGGCGCGTTTGCGTCTCGCTGAGCTGAATGCCTGATTGACGGGACCAAACCCGCAGGCGCAACCCACAACACTTCTAGTTGTCCAGAAAGGGCACACCATGAGCGATCTGCTCAAGAATCTCAAGGGTAAGCGCGACGGCCTCGTGGCCGAAATGCGGACCCACCTCGAAGATGCCGAGAAGCGCGACGACGGCCCCGGCGCCGAAGATGACGCCAAGCTCCGCGCGTACGACACCGATATCGCTTCACTCGATCAGCGCATGTCCGACATCGCCGCCACGCTCAAGCGTGCCGACGAAGTCGATCCCGACGTACATCGTGCACTGGATGCCATGACGGCACCGGATACCCGCTCGGATGCTCCGACTGACGCAGTCCTGCTTCGCGACTTCTTGGACGGCAAAACCCGTTCTGTGTCGTTCAAGGGTGGCGCTGTTCAGCGTGACCTGTCGAAGGCCACGGCTGGCGCTGGCGGCGCCACTGTCCCGACGTCGTTCTACGACCAGCTGCAGGCCCACCTGATCGAAGTATCGGGCGTGCTCCAGGCTGGCCCGACGCTTCTTCGTACCAGCTCAGGCGAAGAGATCCAGGTGCCGGCGACGACCGGTCACAGCTCGGCGGCTCTCACCGCTGAGAAGGCTGCGATCTCCGAGTCTGATCCGGCGTTCGCTTCGCGTTCGCTGCCGGTCTACAAGTACGCCACGCTGATTCAGGTGTCGAGCGAACTGCTCACCGATACCGGTATCGACCTGACTGGCTACCTTGCCATGCAGGCCGGTCGCGCTGTCGGCAATGCGTGGGGTGCACACCTCACCGCCGGTACGGGTACGGCTCAGCCGCAAGGTGTCGCTACTGCGGCATCCGCTGGCGTGACCGGATCAGCGACGGTGTTCGTCCCGACGAGCGACAACCTGATC